GCATTGAGGCTGATGGACTTAATCATGATCTTCGTACCGATGCGATTGTAAGAAGTAGCACCCTGCTGAACGCAGTTTAGCTCCGTAATGCCAGTAAAAGCGGTAGCAGGCTCGTGCCCAGAAGGAGGGGCAGTGGCGGTAAAAAGACCATACGGATTACCCTCGATAGGTGTAGCTACGCGGCAGTCGAAGAACTTGACTTCACCACGACCCATTTGAGAATGACCGACAGCGTACATAGGAACGCCGCGAGGAATAGCAACAAGACGATTTGCAGCGTACGACGCAGCCCGCCGCTGACTACGGGATGCGGACTCATCTGCACGGAGCTGACCAATGGTCTTCCAGCTGGCTCGACTAACGGGAGTGCGAGCGACGATGATCCCAGGATTGCGAGAAGTCCCCAAAGCAAACGACATATCTTCTCCAGTTTTTTTTATTAAAAGTGATGACGTAAACACAGCTCCCACTTTTATGTACTTACTTTTCATTGGAACTCTATTTTTAGCGGAATGGTGACGTCATCAATATCTAGATTCATGTGTACAGAGGTGTACAGAGGTGCTGGGTAATACTGGGCCAGCACCTCTTTTCCCAAAAATAAGTCGACTTATTTTGGTCAGTACACCCTTATTTTTTTGCTAATGAAAGTGGATAGGTGAACGGGGGCGTCGCCCCCTCGACTATGGACGAATAAGTTGGCATTCCAGCGTGCGCAAGTGTGCCCCCCCTCCCGGGGGCACACCAGTGATGGGGAGTGTCAGTTTATTTGTTTATTTTAGATTTTGGTATCCTGACGTCATTATGACTCATAACCCAGGATGACTCATTACTATTTTTAGCGTTCATCTGAATGGTCAGATTTCCTATGACATGAGACAACTGTGACTTTTTTCATTTTTTTTAACAAACTCTGACGAGACAACATGGCAGCAGACAGCGCAGACACTTCGGCGGCAGCAGTCGCTGCAGCACCGGCGGCAAGGAGCGTCAACAGCAAGGCTAGAGCGTGGTGCTTCACGGACAACAACCCGGAGAGGATCATTTTGTTCCCGGATGGTTTACCGACGTGCATCAAATACTGCATCTACCAGCTCGAAGTCGGAGAGCAAGGAACTCATCACCTGCAAGGTTATCTACAGCTGACGCGTGCTCAAAACATTGTCTACCTCAAGAAGATCACGGGACAGACCGCAGAGGGCGACATCTTCCACGTTTTCCAGCGCGCACACTTCATCATTGCCGAGGGTAACGCCGAGCAAAACAAAAAGTACTGCACAAAGGCCAAAGGACATCTACAAGGACCGTGGGAGCTCGGCTCTGTTCCAAAGCCAGGCGAGCGCACAGATCTCAAAGATGCGGCAGAGGAGCTCATGCGCACCGGCGACATTCGTGCGATCGATCCGGCAGTCTTCATCAAGTACGCAAGCGGCTGCCTCAAACTCGCTGCGCTGGCTCCTCCGCCTCGGCGCGACTCTCTCAAGGTCATCACAATCATCGGGCCCACCGGTATCGGCAAGAGCTACTCCATCCACGACTTGTATCCAGACGTCTACGTTGTCAACATGGGGAACAGCGGTCTGTGGTGGGACGGCTACACGGGTCAAGAGGCGGTCATGTTCGAGGAGTTCAAAGGCCAAGTTCAACTTCAAAAGATGCTGCAGATCCTCGACCCGTACCCGCTGCGTCTCGAGATCAAGGGCGGTCTCGTCCCCGCTCGCTTCACAGTCTGCTTCATCACGAGCAACTACACTCCCGACAAGTGGTACAAGAACGAGGACGGAAACCGCGACGCAGAGATGGCGGCTCTCGCTAGACGTTTGGACATGGGCGACTACACACGTGTTCCTCCTAGGCCTGAAGGAGCTCGCTTCATCCACGTCGAGACCCGCCAGACGCTCCACAGCCGCCTATCGATGCTCCGCGTTGCTGGCATCCTCAAGCCGATCGTTCCCGATGCGGCTGCAGCAGCTGACGAACCCGCAGCAGCAGCGCCGTGCGACGTTGACACGGCTCCGGTCTCCGAAAGTGACGAGGAACCTCCTAGACTCCGCAGGGCAGTCGCACACATCACAGTCGCTGACGCTCCACACGACGCAGACATGGTCACTACAGCAGATGGTCAACAGTTCGTGCGCGACGACATCATCGCTCAGCACAGCCCTTCCTGGTTCGCCCCGCATCCCTGAAAATTTCTCACTGTAAACAGATGAAAATTTCTGTGCATTCTCTTCAAAAACCTTTGAGGACAAAAAAGAGAAAACTTTCAACTTCAATCAAAGTAACGAATGCGAGACTGAATTTCATGCAAAGTGATGTAATTAGTAGAACCGCTGTACTGTGCGTAAGCAACAAGGTAAATGGCGCCTGTGGTAATGTCCCCAATGGTACCAGCATTAGCACCAAACTGGGTCTCAAGCCTGGTCTTCACAAAGAACTTAATGGGCAGCGTCTCTTGCCCATTAGCAGAAAGGTCGAAGTACTGATCACGCAAAATGACAAACCTACTACGATTTGCCATGTTTACCTGAGAGGTGAAACGAGGGGCAGTACTGATGTTGTCAGAAAGCAGCGCAGAAAACAACGGGAAAGCTCCGTTTGGCTGGCGATCGTAAACAAGCATGATGCGAGACACAACGTGATTAGGTTCAGTGCCATTAATGGACAAGCACGCATTGAGGCTGATGGACTTAATCATGATCTTCGTACCGATGCGATTGTAAGAAGTAGCACCCTGCTGAACGCAGTTTAGCTCCGTAATGCCAGTAAAAGCGGTAGCAGGCTCGTGCCCAG